GCTCGCGGCGATCCAAGTCGGGCGGTCTTGCGGTATCACGCCGCGCAAGGCGACTCCCTCGGACTGGCTTCATTATTCTCTGGCACAGACGAGCTGGTCGACGCAGCCGATCGCGAAGTAAGGGAAAGCGGATGAAGATCGTGTTCGTGACGACCTGTAAGAATCGTGCCGCCCATCTGGCCAGAACGCTGCCGAAGAACTTGGAGGACAATCCTCGATCGACGTTCCTGGTTCTGGACTATGGCAGCCAAGATGATTTGACATCTGTGCTGATGCCTTACCGGGACTTCAAGTACGGACGGCTAGTTGTCTATCATTATCCGACCGACGGACCGTTCCGCATGGCCCACGCGAAAAACATGGCGCACCGGCTCGGAATCTTGGAAGGCGCCGACGTCTTGGTAAACCTCGACGCGGATAACTACCTCGGCGCCGGGTTCGAAGACTTTGTCGCGGAGAGATTTGAGAGCGACACGTTTCTCTGGTCCGGGCTGGTGCAGGGTCTCGGCCGCAAAATGCGGGGGGTCAGCGGCCAGATCGCGGTGACGCCGCAGGCGTTTCTCAAAGCCGGCGGTTACGATGAGAAGAAGTACGACACTTGGGGGCCTGACGATAAGGATTTCAATGCCCGACTCTGTCACTTGGGCTACCGGCCCGTCCAGATCGATCGAAACTATCTGGCGGCGATCCCGCATGGCGATGGCGTGCGTTTTAAGGAGTACCCCGAGGCGCGTGAGAACGCGTTAGGAGAAGAGGCGGAACTGCCGCCGCCGGAGACCGCGGTCGCCAACTTTGGAAAGTTTGGCATGGGCGAGGTTCTCGGGCCCGGTGGCGCCCTGCAACTCGGCCCGATACCGACGCGCATCTTCGGAATCGGGTTGCACAAGACCGCGACCAGCTCGCTGCACGCCGCTCTTCAAATCCTGGGTTACGAGAGCGCTCACTGGGAGTCGGGGGCTTGGGCCAAAAGCGTCTGGGATGAAGTGCGCGCGGGAGGGATTGCTCCGACCTTGGAGAAGTTTTATGCGGCGTCGGACCTGCCGATTAGCATTCTCTACAAAGAGATGGATCGCGCGTATCCGGGATCGAAGTTCATCCTGACGATTCGGAATGAAGCCGAATGGCTGCGCAGCGTGCGCGATCACTTTTCGTACAAGAATCCGTTTCGGTGGGAATGGGACGTCTACCCGTTCAGCAACGTGATCCATCAGGCGATTTACGGGCGCAAGACCTTCGACTACCACACCTTCCGGGCGCGCTATCGTTGGCACAACGCGGAAGTGATCGAGCATTTCAAGAATCGGCCCGATGATTTACTGGTGATGCGCACGCCGGCGTGGACAGATCTCTGCCGGTTTCTCGGAAACCCGGTTCCGAGCGTCGACTACCCGAGAAAATTCGTAACTAACGGAGGATAACCAATGACGCGTTTTAAGCTGGGGCAATTGCCGCCCGAACCAGATCCTAAAGCCAAGCTGCTCAAGAACTATCTCGATCGCAAGGCGATCACACCCCCGGCGACCGAACCGATCGACATGAGCAAGTACGCGGCGAAGTACGACTATGTGATGACTGCCATGATGGCTAACGGGCCTGACCCGGTCGCGCCGCTAAAAATCGCGCCGTTCGGAGTTGGCGACTGCGTATTCGCAGCAGCGGTACGCTTCGCTGCCCTTGAAGGGCTGAGCCGGGGGCGTGTCCTGTTCAAGAACGCGGCTGATATGTGTACCGCCGCGCTCGATGGATACGCGAGCACCGGTTGGGACATCAACCAGACCGACTCGCAGGGCAACAACCCGACTGACCAAGGCACGATCCCGAACCGCGCTTTCAAGTGGCTCCAGACCAAGGGCTTGCTGTGCTCGAATGGTTCGCGCCACAAGTTCGGCCCGATGCTGCAGGTCAATCCCCTCGACTTCGCGGAAGTCATCATCGCGATGAATATCGCCCAAGGTATCATGATCGGGGTCAACTTCCCGGCTGCCTGGGACAACTCGCCGATATGGGACGTGACCAACACGCCACTCGAAGGTGGACACGAGATCCCCGGCTACTCGGACCTGAAGCTGACGACCAGCGGTATCCAGATCGACACTTGGGGCAACGCGGCGCCGGGGCCGCGCATCATTACGCCGGGTGGTCTCGCGCAGCAATGCAACCAACTCACGGTCATTATCGATCCGCTGGAGTTCGGATTCGGGCGCCACGGCAAGAAGGCCAACGGAAAGCGCCGGCGCGGGCGGAACATCGAGGGCTTCAACCATGCTCAGTGGCTCGCGGATGTTGCGGCTGACGGCGGATTTTAGAAAAGCTCCGAGCGCGGGCGTCCGGGCCTAACCGGAGCCTCCGGACTTTGCCAGCCGGTATCTGGCGGCTCGCGCTCGGTTCTTTGATCGTGCTAAGGGGAGAGGAGGGATACCTACATGGCACGCGACAAAAAAGGTCGGTTCATCTCGGAGCGCACGCGGATTCGATTGGCGGCAGCGGCGGCTAAGAGAGCGGCGGCGCTTCTCGCCGTGCCGCACGAGGAAGTAGCCAAAGAGTTGCTGTCCGGAGACACCTACAGTCTCGGAGACGCACCGAATTCGCCGGGCAAAGAAGCAGAAGCGCCGCTCGACACTCTCGACCTCGAGGCGACGCATCACTCTCCGGAATCCGAAAGCAAGGCATGGAAAGCCATCCTCATCGCTCTGTCGGTGATCGGGTTGCTATGCGCCGCTGGCTGGTACGCGCTAAATCGCTCGCAGTTGGAGTCGCCCCCGGAGCCGACCAACACTTGGGGCAACGCGGCCGCGTCGAGCGCGAGCGCATCGCCAAGTGATACGCCGACGCCGATGGTGACTCCTTCGCCGAGCGCGTCCGCCACGCCGGTCGATTTTCGCAAATACAGCGAACCGGATAACGACTGAAGTTGTAAGAATGGCGGCTGCGGTTCCAGAACGACGAGTCCCCAAGGACCTCACTCCCGACGCGTTGCTCAAAGCGCGCGACGAAGCCGAGCGTCGTAAAAAGGCGTTTAATCTTCGAATCCTGAACGCTAGCTACGAGGACATCGCCAAACAAACTGGCATCCATGTAAAGAGAGTCGGCCGCGAAATCCGCAAGGCACTCGGCGAGATCGACGAGATCGATCTGCTCGATCGCCGCAAGCTCGCGGCCGAGCGGCTCGACGCGCTCGAGCGGCCGTTCTGGGCGCGCGCTCTCGGGGGCGACGTCAAGGCCGGGAATTTCATCCTGCGCTGCGAGACCCAGCGCGCCGAACTGTTCGGGTATGCCGCCGGCAAACCGGATTCACCCGATGGGCCCCGGCTCGGGGAGATAGCGCGCGGCCTTCCCCCTGGAGCGCGGGCGACGGTCGAACTCTCGAGCGTGTGGCAGAGCCCCGATGTCATCGCCGCGGTGCAGAAAGCTCGCCGGGAGAAGATGATCAGCGGGCCCAAGGAATCCGCGATCGATGCGAGTTTTATGCGCGGGTCCGATGAGAACGCCGTTGACCCTGACGAGCAACTCTACGACGAGGTTCTCGCCGAGGGAGTTGCGCAAGCGAGTGAGTCAGCATAAAGAGTAAGCGACCAATCTTGGCGACAATGTCGGGAGGATGCGGGAATGAAAGTGCGGAAAAATGTAGCGCGACTGATAGGGCTAGCTGCAATTATTGCTTTGTTCGGCACGCTCAGCCTCAAACCGGATCCGCTCCGGGTCTTCCAGACGATCGCCGCCGCCGTAACCGCGACCGTAACCGCGACCGCAACCGCGACCGCAACCGCGACTACGACCGCTACGGCCACGCCGGTTGTCGCAGTATTTCCCACGCCGACTGTCGTCGCCGCGCCCGCCGGCTGCGCATCTATCGCAGGCCTCGGGCCCTATACCATCGGCGTGAGCTGGTGTCAGGATCAGAGCCAATCGCCCTACGTGCTCATGGTCTGGAACGGAGTTTCGTTCGTCCGGCCCGCTGCGCTCACGAAAGGCGTCACGCCGCCATCGACCGCACCTGATACCGCGCTGTGGCTGAACACCAACGATTATCCGCCGGTGCTCGAACAGTGCAGCGCCTCGACCTGCTCGCCGGCACGGTGCCTAGTCGGAGTTTGCGGCATTTGGAATCCCCTGATGATTCCAAACTACGGGCCGCTGGCGTCGCCCGTGCCCTAAAGAAAAACACCCCAAAAAAGGGCGGGGAGTCGATTATTGGTTTACCTCTAGCGACTTCCCGCCTTGACTTCAGAGCGTTGGCGAATGTGGATTTTCGACTCGGTAGCTCACAGTTATTCTGGGACGGACAATTAGAACTTCCGTGTCCTCTCTGCCAAGCGCTTAATCTCAAAACTTCAGATCACTCGACCGAGACCTGTCGTAGCTGTAGGCGCTGGTTTAACTGGCGCTGGATCGCTTATCGCATGTTCCACGAGTACGTCGATGGCCCGAGCGAGAAACCATCTGACCCCAATGAGCCGATAAGGGCTTGGACCCCGAGCGACGAACTCAAAAGTATGCGACCGCGCGCGCGGGGGCTTGATGGAAAATATGTCAAAGGCCCCGGAGGCGCAGGCGATGGCGCGTGACGATTCCTATACCGGCAAGGCCGCATCGATCGTTCAAGAGGTCGAAGACATCGCAATTTTATTCGGTTGGTCGTTCGAACGTCTCTACAACGGATTCTGGCAAAGGCCCCGCGGGCTCGCGGCGGTGCTTCTCGACGACGATCAGATCGACTCAATCGACGAAAACTACGCCATCATTCGCCCCAAGCAGGCCGGCGGGAAGACCCTCAAATTCTGGCGTGTGACCAATGGCTACTGAGAGTTTCGAATCACTATCTTCCGCCGAGCAGGAGGTTATTCTGACCCGCGCCTGTCCTGACTATTGGCTCGAAAAGACGACTGGCGAAAAGGCTTGGGCTAGGCAGGTCGAGGTCATGCAGGCGGTTGCGATGCACCCGCGGGTGGCGGTCGCGTCCGGGAATGGAATTGGGAAAACGTGGCTCGCTGCTCGGTTGGCGGCCTGGTTCCTAAGCGTCTTCTCCCCTGCGACCGTGGTGACTACCGCGCCGAACATGCGTCAAGTGAAAGACCTCCTCTGGAAAGAAATTCAGGTCGTCGCTGGCAAGGCCAAAGAGAATGGGCATGATCTGGGCGGCGAACTGTTCACCGCGAGTTGGGAATTTCCCGCGCTCAAGAGAAGGGGCATTAGGCACTACGGCGTCGGCTTCGCCTCGAAAGAATACGACGTCAACCAATTTCAGGGCTATCACAACTCACATATTTTGGTGATAGAGGATGAGGCCGCCGGCATCAGTGAGCCGGTCGACGAAGGGATCAACTCGATTCTCAAAGGCGCCTTCACTCGCTGGTTGAAAATCGGCAATCCGACCACACTCAAAGGGCCGTTCTTCGGAGCCTTCAAGAGTAAAGACTGGGTCTGTTATCACATTTCGCAATTCGATACCCCGAACGTAAATGCAGTCCCTCCACCGCGAATATTTGAACAGGATCTCGGCACGCGCAAAGAAATCATGGAGCGGTTCCTCGATAGCCTCCTCACGATGCCGATCAGTATCGATGGCGTTGTAACCCCGGCAAATATCAAGAGCGACTTCTACAAATGGGGCGAAGATCATCCGCTCTGGCAGGCGCGTGTGCTCGGGCAGTTTCCGGATCGGACGGAGGACACCTTCATCGCGATCTCGTGGGTCGAGCGCGCCGCGGCGGCGACTCGCAATCTGGAAGGCGCGACTATCGACGTCGGTGTCGACGTCGCGCGCTATGGCAGCGCGAACACGGTCTTTGTCGCGCGCATCGGCGATCGGCCTGCACAGGGAAACGCATTCGCTTGGGAGAAGTACGGTCAGCAGGGCTTGATGGTTACGTGCGGCCGCATTATCCAGTTTATTTCAAAGATCCGTGCCTTTTGGAAGGAAGTGGCCCCCGCGAATCTGCCCTGCCCGCTGATTCGAGTCAAAATCGACGCAGTTGGCCTCGGTGCGGGCGCCTACGATCGCTGCAAGGAGATCTTCGACGGTGAAGAATGGCGCGTGGATGGCCGACGTACCGTCACGGTCCACGAAATGATCGAGCATCGCACCGCGCGCAATCCCATCCAATACACCAACGCTACTACCGAATGGTGGGCGCTGACAGCACGAGGCTTCGAAGCCGGGGACATCTCCGGCGAGGTCTTCGCTGACAAAGACCTGATGGACGAATTGGTCTCGCGCAAATACGAATACGGGTCCGATGGGAGAATGCGAGCAGAGAGCAAGGAGGCCATGAAGACACGCGGCGAGGCTTCACCGGACTTCGGCGACGCCGTGGTGATCGCTTACGCAGACATACCAATGAGTTTATTCGATGATGAGGAGCCGTCATCCGGCCTACACGCAGGTCTTGTCTACGGCAGGTAGAATCGATGGAGCAGTCCCATCTTTAAGACAATCGGCAATAAGATCACTTTCGCGAGCTGGGCGACCGCGCGCTACAAAAAGTTGGATCTATACGACCGCCTGTTAGACGGAACCTTCTACGATCATTTGCCCAATTCGTTTTATGAAGAGACGGGACAACGAAACCACTACATCCCGCTGCATGAGCGCAGGCCGTCGGTCCAGTACAATCTCTGTGCGTTCGTGGCCAGGAAGATCGCGCGCAAGCTCTTCGCGGGACGCCACGCGCCTCGCTTCGCGCACGAAAACGACGACCTCAAGGAAGCGGCTACCGCACTCGCGCGCGAGGGCTTCCTCGAGCAGAAGCTCCTTCGTGCAGCGGTCTGGGGCTCCGTCGGCGCCGTTTGCGTCACTTTCAAAATCGAGCCCGATGGCGCCGAACAGCAGCGCATCGTATTCGAGGTCTGGCGCGCGAAATGGTGCGAGCCGGAATTCGACAAGCTCGGCGAGCTGAACTCGCTGCGCATCGCCTACCTGACTTATGGCTACCAGTTCAAGGCGATCTACGGGGTCGAAAAGGACGATGAGGGCAAGCCGATCGATGATGGCGCCCTCTATTGGCATGTCTCGGACATCGACACGCAGCAATGGATTGTCTACCAACCGAGAGCCAAGGACTCATGGCCCCCTGGCGATGAAAAGCCACTCTTGGCGATGGACGAGTTGAAGCAACCTACGCCGCACAACTTCGGGTTCGTGCCGGCGCATTGGTTCGTGAATCTGTCGAGCGGGGATGACATCGACGGCCAATGCCTGTTCAAAGATGCGATCAACACGGCGATCGATATCGACTACACCATCAGCTCGCTCGGCCGCGGCGTCCGCTACAATGCCTCGCCCGAGGTAGTGCTAATCGGCAAACGCAAGAATGCCGACCTGGACGAACGCACCGGGGCGATGGTGATCCGCGGGCCGACTCACGTCATCGAGATGGAAGGCACCCGGCGCGATTCCGCCGGCAACCAGATCGGCGGCGGTGACGCGAAGCTCCTCGAAATGAGCGGCCAGGGGATTGCCGTCGGCCTGCAGCTCGTGGAGACGCTCCGTAAGTTTGCGCTGGAATCGATAGCCGCCTCCAGGAAGGACCCCGACAAGATAGGCGGTCCCCAAAGCGGACGTGCGATGGAGATGCTCGACGACGATCCGCTCGATCTCTATGACGAGATGCGCCAGACGTACGGCGAGAACGGATCCCTGCCTCTGATGCGCAAGGCGATGCGCGCGGCGGCGAAGGTAAAGCACGCCTTGCTTGAAGGCGTTAGTCTCACCGACATTGATGCGCTCGCTTACTACTGGCCGAAGCCGTACCAGCCGGGCGCGCAGGAGATATTCCAGCTTGGGCAAGGACTTGTTGCGCTCACCACGCCGATTCCGGACGAGCACGAAACTGCTCCTGGGCCTGCTGTACCCGGCGCCGACGGGAAACCGGGGAAGCCCGGCGCGGCGCAGCAGACTGGCACGGTCGCGATGCGGCCGATTATGACGATCGAGAAGGCGTCCCGCTTGGTCGACACTATGCTCGACGTTCCGCCGGACGTTGCGACTATGCCCGCGCAACAGGAGCCCGCGCCCACCGGAGACGATGGCGGGCATCCTTCTCCGGAGCCGGTCGAGACGCCGGAGCACGACAAAGAAGACGAAGGAGACGCCCTCGCGCGCGCGTCGAAGCTCTCGCAGCCTAAACCGAAACGTCCGAGCGGGCGAGCGCCACGCAAGAAGGTAAGTAAGTGAACCCTCAACTAATCCAGGTACGCGAGCCCGAGATCGGGTCCAAGGGCTTTCTCATCGAGAAAGATGGGCTCTTCGTCTTATCGACCGGACCGGGATTGTTGCGCGGTATCGCGTGCACCCACGCGGGATCCGGAATGCTCGTGGTGCACGACGGGGTGCCTACTTCGAATGGCTTCTTCGAGAATCGCGGACACCGGCAGATGGCGGCCGGCAGCAGCGACGAGATCTGGCGGTGCGCGCGGTGCGATGGCGCTCAATGCCCGATGTGTTTTGGTGCCGGGGAGATTGCTCATGCGATCGAACGCGTCCCTTGCCCGGTAGGACCTCGGCATTGTTCAGCCTGCAGGGGCACCGGAATAGAGGGAGACTACTGGTCGCGAAACGGCCGCGTGATGATGCGGCTGAATCAAATGGGGATGTGGATGTTCGATGCGGGGTTTCACCACGGCCTCTCGATCGCAGTTGCCGGCGGAACCCCATCGGTGCACATCATCGCGACGATCACTTGGCTGACGCATGGCGACTAAACAAAAAGCACATCGAAAGCCGGGCAAGGTTGTGAAGTTGCACGCGATCGACGGGCAGCATGGGGTCCACGCGACGCTGGCCAGGCTCTATCGGAATTTAGAGAAGGATTTTCCGGGCGCCAAGCAAGTCTTGGTCGTGATTCAGAGTTACCCCGACAAGAACCACGAATGCGAATGGGCGACGGTTACTAACAATCTGACGCGGGCTGAAAAGCTCTATTTGTTGGAGATGGGGAAACGGGTGATGTTCGGTGACTGAGTTGTTCACACCGGCCGGGCCCGGAAGCCTCATGCGATCGGTAACGATCGATGATGTCGGCGTCTTCCACGTAGCCCGTCGGACCTGCGAGCTGTACTCGGTCGAGATTATGGGCGGCTGGGGGAGACTCCGGGTGAGCAATGGACGCGGGCGGAGCCTCTGGTATCAGCCGTCCATTTTTACAGGATCGTTCGTGATTGGGTGCGAGGCCGAAGAAGGACTGATCATCGAGATCCAAGGTGGACCGCCGACGGTGAACGTCAACTTTAGAGAGAAAACGCGCGACCTAGTGTGATTCAAATCAAGTCCCCAATGACAGGTTCGATACAGCTCTTTTTGCGCGAGGACGGCGCTCAGGTCGCGGTCGGGGACAAAATCCTCGGCATCGAGAGCATGAAGATGATGAACGAGGTGAGAACGCCGGCTGCGGGTCGGCTGAGTTTCAAGGTACGTCTTGGACAAGTAGTGAATCGCGGACAAGTTCTGGCGGAGGTGGATGATGGCGCTACCAATCAAACTAACAGCTAGCGGGGCGGGGATCGCGGCGAGCGCGCAACTCCAAAGTTCGGGGCTAGTGGTCGCCATTAAAGGCGTGGCTGGCGTCGCGGCTCTCGATGCTGCGGTCTGGGTCGCCCCGCAGAACAACGCTACTACGAACGGCGACGAGATCGCGCATATGAAAGCGTCGGCCGCAGGGACAGACACACTGGCGGTGCCAAACGGCATAGCTGTCGAGTCGGGTCAGTACCTGCTGGTGAACTTTGTCGACACTGACGCCAATCACGAAGTCTGGATATATTTCGACTGATAGTCGAATAAGGGAGAGAAGGATGTTCATACAAGGCTTCTTCGGTAGAGAGTTGGACCGACGGATGTTGCTGCTTGAGGGCGAAGGCGAAGGTGGTGGGGGAGGAGGAGCTGGCGGCGATCCTCCTGCCGGCGGTGGCGCACCCGCAGGCGGAGGCGGAGCGCCGCCAGCCGCTGAGAGCGGCGAGGTGGATATCGCCAAGTTGCCGAAAGCAGCTCAGGAATACATCCAGAAGATCCGCGGCGAATCTGCGAGTGAGCGCACCAAGCGAATCGCTGTCGAAGCCGAGCGCGATCGCCTGTCGAAAGAGAAAAAAGACAGCGACGACAAAGCGTCCGTCGAAAAAGGCGAATTCAAGACCCTCTACGAGAATACCAAAAAAGAACTCGATACCGAACGCACCGCGCGCCGAGCACAGACCATCGACGGTGCGATCCGCGAGGCTGCCGCCGCCGCTGGTATCTTAGATCCCGACCTCGTCACTCTCATCAAGCGCGAGACCGTCCAAGTAACCGATTCCGGTCAGGTCGCCGGTGCCCGCGAGGCTGTTGAGGCGTTCAAAGCCGAGAAGCCCAATCTCTTCAAGGCTGCTGCGCCTGCTGGCGGTGGCGGGGGAGGCGGCGGTGGTCCTACCCCTCGGGGGACCGGGCCCCGCAGTCCCGCCCCGGCTGGTGATGGCGGCGGCGGCGCACCGAAGGATGTCGGCACTTTGGAGCAGAAAGACTATAACGCCCACAAAGCTCAGACGCTTCGCAGTCTGCGAAACGTACGGTAGGAGAGACCCCTCACATGAAAAATCGGACCATTACCGGCTTGATCGTCGCGCTCATTGTCTCTCTAAGCCTCCTGCATCTGATGCCCTTGCGTGCGCAGGTTTCGGCCGAGGTCGGCAACGCAAGCGCGGTAAGCGTAGATCGTGGCCTCGGCGTTCAGCGTCAAGCCAGCGTCCACTCGCGACTCGGTTTCAAGTTTCATGTTGAAGCTTTCGACCGCGATCGTCACTTGGCTTGGACTCGCGATACTCACAACATGGTGACGACGCAGGGCGCGAACTTGTATATCAACAGCACCCTGTTGAACGGCGTCCCTGTCTCCGCCGAAGCCGATGGCAACACTGCCGGTTCGGCGACCGCCGTGACGGGAACTCTGCTACAAGACCAGGCCGCGACCGGACAAACGTCGTTAATCGTTCCCGGCACGGTGAGCTTCACGATCGCGAGCTATACCGGGACGTTCACCGACAACGGCAAGGGCGGCATGATCTGCACTGGCACTTGCACGAATTTCACCGCCAGCACCAGCACGTTCACCTATACGACAGGCGCGTTCCTGCTCAGCTTCACCAGTGGTGGACCCAACGCGAACGCGATCACGGCGGCCTACAACTACATCGCCTCGAAGATGTATGTCAGTCTGTTTTACGGAGCGAGCGCACCCACGTTCGCGATCACTGACACGCTCGCTTCAAACGGCTGGACTGGTTCCGCTGAAGTTACGAGCACGCAAGTAACGAACGCTACGCGGCCACAGTTTGTCGGCGGCGCGGTTTCTTCTGGCAGCACAACCAACTCAGGCTCGGTCGCAGTCTTCACCGGCAATGCGACTGTGACTTTGCAGGGCATCTTGGTGACAAACAGCAACGTGCTCGCGGGCACGACCTACGGGCAGCTTCTAGGTGAGGCGACCTTCACGGCCGCTCCGATCGCCGCCGGGTATACAATTAATGTGACGGGAACTGTAACTTCGACTGCCGGATAATTGATGCGCGCGGTCCGTTATACCTTTTGGTTACTCCTGTGCGCGATACTTATCATGGTACCGCGCACGGCGTTTGCCGCCGTAGGATTCGTTCAGCAGACGACGGTAGCGAACGTTGCTTCGGGCAGTCCTAATCCTACTTTCGGCGTTAATACCACAGCCGGAAACGTGGTCATCGCCATCGTCTATATGGGTGGCATTAGAACGGCTTCGATATCGGGGATGGGCGCTACCTGGACAACGCTGCGTGATTCAGGATCGCTTAGCGGGGCCGTGAGGGTCTGGATTTTCGCCGGGATCGTCGTCACGCCTGGCACCTCTACGACGATCACCATTTCCAGCGCTGCGAGCAGCGCACAGCTTATAGAATTCTCGGGCGTTGCATCGCCGCTAGTTGCTGATGGCTCAAATAGCGGCAACGCGGCTTCGGGCGCAACGTCTCAAGCGACCGGGAGTATCACTACTACCTACGCCAACGATCTTATTGTTGGGGCGGTAGGCGTTGGCCCGATAGCGGGGGCTACTGGTACAATCGCTTCGCCGTCAAGTCCTTGGAACGGGTTGAACGGCGCAGCGCCATCAACGACTATTTTTGCGGATGCTGCCAGCTATCAGATTGCTACGAGCACCGGCAGTTTCAACCCTTCGTTCTCGTGGACAACAGCGACGGGCGATGGAGCGGCAGTTGTAGCTCTTGAAGCGGCAACGAACTTCGTTCAATCTAGCGCGGTTGTTAATAACGCCGTAAGTCCGATCACGCTAACCTTCCCAGCTACTACTACCGCCGCCAATCTCGTAACAGTCGAGGTTCAGGATTCGGGAATCCTGGGAGCGCCGTCTGTTACTGGCATGGGCGCGACGTGGACCAAGATCGCGCAAGATAGCACGGCGGGCGCGCAGCAGTCGTCGTTGTTCGCCGCAATCGTAGTCACGCCGGGAACTACCGTCTCAGTTGCCTTTACCGCCGGTACGGTGTCGGCGGTAGCTCAAGAATGGTTTGGAATAAGCATCACCACCGACGGCACCGGAACCGCTGCGGCAGCGACGGGAACTTCGGTTGCTCCGACTACTGGTGCGACTACTAACGCCTACGATCTGATTCTCGCTTTCGCAGGTCATGCCGCAATCGAGACGGTTACGGTGCCTAGCTCGCTGTGGAGCAAGTTGACCGGTAGCGACGCGGCGACTCCTACTATCGACGTGGTTTACCAATTGTCAGCAGCGACTGGTACTTATACGCCGTCGTTCAGTTGGAGCACGACCGGACTTAATTCAGGTGCGGTCGCAGCGTTCAAGTACAATACGGTCAGTGTCAGCGGAACTGTAGCAAAGGGCGGAACGGTCACTAGCTCAAACGCCGCATCTTTATCCCGCGCTGGCTACCCTCCGACGACTCCGAATGCGGCGGGCGTGGTTTTTATGAGTGGCTTCGAGACTGGGGATTTCAGCGAATGGGGTACACTTAACGGCGTGCCTTCCGTGGTTACATCGCCGAGAACCTTCGGTGGATACTCGGAGCAGTCTACCTGGGGGTTGTCGGCCTTCGCCAACAGTCCGACTATTTTCTCGGGCGGAGTTGGATATATAGGGTTTAACTTTAATACGAATGCCGTGTCCCCCACTGTCACGAATCAGCTTGTTTTTCTCCAGGTGTTTAATACGTCCAGTCAAGTCAGTTGTGGGCTGCGCTTGCAAACGGATTCTACCGGCACTATCACTTTAGGTGTACGAAGTTTAACTGGTACGCTAGGTACTTTTACGGTTCCCTCGAACACCTGGGAACCGCTGGAGGTAAAGTGTGTAGCTGGAACGACATCGAGCAATGGCGCGGTTGAGGTAAGACTTAACGGCTTAGTAGTCTATACCAACAGTGCTACCAATACAGGCACCGTCAATTTAAGAAACATATCTCTCGGTGTTCTGACTAACGGCTCTAGTACTTCGGGGAATCTGTGGTTCGACGATGTAGTTGTCCGCTCCGACCGCTACCCCGGCCCCGGCTACATCATCGCGCGGCAGGGAGTCTCAGGAACGCCGACCTACGATGCGTGGACTAAGAGCAGCGGCACTACCGCTTACAACCTTCTGTCCGAGACTCCGTTCAACGCAACTAATAACGTCAGTACAACTACGGCGAGCGCGATTCAGAGCATGAACCTCGGCTCTTTCGGAGCCGCTGGCAGCGGGACCGAAGGCACTGGAATTATCGCGCCGCAAGATACGATCAACGCAGCGCAGACTTCGATAGTCGCCAAGTCATCGTGGTCTACTTCAAAAGGGATCAACATCTTTCCACGTTTTAATGGCGTCAACACCGTAACTGCCATTAATGCGACTGCCAGCGATGCTTTCTATAGTAGCGCCTTATCTACCCCGACCTACACAAATCTTACGGCTGCAAGCTCTCAGATAGGAGTTCAAAATACAGGAGTTGGCGCTGGCACAGCGCAAGTTGAAGACGTATGGGAGATGGTAGACTTTACTCCAGCGTCTCTGGCGGTTGCGGGCGGCGGTACGGTCACAGGATCGAGAGCGCCGAGAGTCCCGGTATCTGCAAGTGTCGTTAAAGGCGGCACGATTACCAGTTCGCAAAGTATAGGAGCGATTGCTCGCAGCGCTGCGGTTGTGAAGGGCGGATCGATCGTAGGCTCTTCTCAGAAGTCATTCGCACGCAACGCATCGGTCGCCCAAGGTGGCGTGGTCGGAACTTCGAGCGCTGAAACTCTTACGCGCGCGGGCTCCATTTCGAAAGGCGGCTCCGTCGCGGGTGCCGGTACGGAAACTGTCGCGCGTTCGGCTAACATTTCGAAAGGTGGGACACTATCGGCTGCCCGAGCAGTCTTAGCGGGAGTCAGCGGAGCTATCAGCAAAGGGGGATCGATCGTGGCATCCGTGATCGTAGGTAGCGTGATTGCTGTCGCTGCGACAATCGCGAAGGGCGGCAGCGTAGCAGCGAGCGCTGTAATTTCGGCTATTCGCAGTGCGACGATTTCCAAGGGCGGAAGTATCATGGGATCAAGTCAGGAGGCGGTAGCGCGTTCGGGCTCGGTCTCGAAGGGTGGAACAATAGCTGGATCGCGTGCGGCATCGGTATCGAGGTCCGCGTCGGTCGTGAAAGGCGGCTTGATATCATCGAGCTTCGCCACAACTATTTCGCGGGCCGCGTCGATCATAAGGGGCGGGGTAGTGTCCGCGACTGTATCGGTAAGTAGTCTCATTTCGGTTTCGGCATCAATCATTGGACTTGGTGGCGGCATGAGCGCCGCGCGAGCGGTTGCCGTGCCTAAGTCGGCTGCGGTCGTGAAAGGAGGTGCGATCTCGGCGGCGCGTACAGCCCAAGCTATGCGCGCGGTTTCGTTCGGAGAAGGCGGGCAGGTGTCTGCGGTGCGCGGCGTATCCTTGAACCGCTCTGCGTCACTCCAGAGCGGTGGCCTTATCTCAACGCTGCGAAGGATTTGGGCCTACATCGTTGGACTCATCCATGGAGGCGGCTCGATCACGGGATCTGCCGTGCCGACCTCCTTGCCGACGCCGGCAATAATCAATCTCACGATGCCCCTCTATCCGACGGTCTACGAAGACCCCGCGCTGTGGCCAATCGAGCCTTTGACGATGCCGATCTACCCGAGGATATATCTTGAAGCGAGGATGCCCTGATGAAAACTCTCAAAAGACTTGGCTTCTCAATTCCGCTCGCCCTGCTCCTCGCTTTTCCGACGTTCGCGGCCCAGCAGCAACAGGTCTATGTCGCCGGGGCGAAGGGCGTCGTCCTCAACATCACCCCGAACACCGCGACCCAGCCGCCGGTAAATTTAACTGGGGCAACGGTCACCCTCGTAATCATCTCGCCAATCAGTGTGCGCCATGTGGTCACAGCGACGGTCGCCAACGGTGGGACGAGTGCAACCTACACTACTCTCGCAACGGATTTCCCTACCGCCGGCGCCTACCAACTGCAACTCGTTGCGCAGTGGGGATCGGGGGTGCTCATATCGAGTGCGGCCTTCAATCTCACGGTGAGCCCCGCTCTCTGAGGTTTGACAAGCGTTCGGTAAAGGCATAGTTGCACCAAGCAGAGAGCCTGAGATAGCGGCGGAGCGGCTGGCGGCAGATCCAAAGGCGACTCCCAAACTATTTCGCCGGATGAAGAGCTGGCAGATCCAAGCGCAGACCGGCAAGAACCTGGGGCGGGTAGGGAACGGCGCGAAGCGGTCCCCCCGGAAAAAGCGGAAGATCCGATGACCGTGGAAAGTTGGTAAGAACGTCACAACTTTTTACGGAGACGGAGTTCTCGCAAAATGTCGAGCCCAGGCACTTTCGTAAATTTCCCGCCGCAACTCCTTGGGATGTTGCAGCAAAATTTCCTCGATCGCGAACTCGAGGAAGGTCTCGATTCCTATCTGGCCTACCGGCGCGAAGCGGTCCAGGAGACTATCCCAGCGCGGATCGGCGCGACCCTCACTATGACCAGAAAGGGGCGTAAGACCCCGATCACGCAACCGCTCGATCCGACCCAGGTCGGCACCAACCTCGACAATGGGATGACGCCCTCGACGTTCTCCATCGAGCAGTACAGCTTCTCGATGAAGGAATGGGCGGATACCGTCGATACCGATTTGATGGGCGAATTGGCGGGCATAGCCAATCAGCTTATCGCCAACTCGCGGAACAACGGCGTCCAAGCCGCGCAGTCGATGGAGCGCATCGCGCGTAATGATTTGTTCGCCGCATACATGAGCGGCAACTCGCGCGTCCTCGCCGTCAACTCGCAGACGTCGATCCAGGTCGACGATATCCGCGGCTTCGGCACGGTCCTCGTAAACGGCACACCGCAGGGTGTGAGCTCGGCGACTCCGTTGGCGATCACCGAATACAACGATTCCGGAACTTTGGCGACGGCCACGCAGGCGCTCAACGTCACGGGCGTCGCCCCGGACGCGACGAACGTGAGCTCCACCAGCATCACCGGTGGGCTGTCGGGAGTGCTGACCTTGGCGGCCGGCGCGGCCAATACGATCCAGGTGGGCGACTCGGTCATCTCGAACAATGCCCCCAAGGTGTTCCGGCCGTTCGGCAAACGCCTGACGAGTTTGCTAAATGGCGCCGACGTTCTCACCATGTCGATCGTCGATGATGTCCGGGCCTATCTGCTGGATAACGGCGTTCCGCCGATGCCCGATGGCACCTATCACATGATTTTGGATAACACCTCGATGCGTCAGTTGAGGGCCGATCAGGACTTCAAAGTCCTGTTCGCAGGGCGCGAGGAGACTCCGGAGTTTCGCGGCGGCGATATCGTGCGCCTGCTTGGCATAACTTTCATCCCCACCACGGAAACCTTTGTCCAAAATCCCGGCTCCGGCGTTGGGGTGCGAGTACGCCGGCCGATCATCATGGGGGCCGAGAGCTTGATGCAGGGTAACTTCGAAGGGCTGGACATCTGGCTCAATCGAGAGGGCGTCAATCCGATCGGCGAGATCATGCTGATCGATAACGTCGCTCAGATTGTGAGGCCACCGCTCGATCGCCTGCAGCGCAACATCGCGCAGACCTGGACTTGGATCGGAGACTTCGCGGTCCCGACCGACGTCACCGCCACCACAGACACTATCCCCACCGCTAGTAACTCCTTGTTCAAACGCGCAGCGGTGATTGAGATAGCTGGCTGATCGTTATATCGTAATCCGATGACTAAGAGTTGCCCTCGCTGCCAGACCGAAAAGCCGAACACGGACTTCTATCCAAGTCCCCGTCGTGCCGACGGCCTGTCCGGGTGGTGTAAACTCTGTGATAACGCGCGCCATAAGAACAGCGAGGGCCATCGACGGCACTCTCGCGAATCGCAGCGGCGTTTTCGCCAGCGTAATCCGGGGCGAGCCAAAGCCATATTGGCGAAGTCTCGCGCGAAGCAAAAAGCCGAGCGCCTTGAGGCGCATCCCCCTCTGCCCGAAGGTTTGAAGCGCTGCGGTTCCTGTAAGGAAGTTCTGCCTCTTGAACAGTTCATGCGCGACAAACGCAATAGCAAAGGGCGAGGATGTTATTGCGTTCCGTGCAATCGGAAGAAATCTGCGAAGCGCGGAAACGCGTACTACCATCGCCATGCGGAGACGCGTCGTGCGAAGCAGAATGAGCGCCGACGTGGGCCTGCTGCAAAAGCGGTTGCCAAAGTCTGGCGCAAGCGTCCCGAAGTGCGCGCGGTCATACGCGAGCGCGAACGAGTGACGAAGGGCATCCTCCGCGAGCGTCGGTATGCAAACGGCGACGTGGAGACCAGCTTGGAAGTATCGTTCACGCGCGCGGACTGGATCGCTGTGATCGAGAAATTCGGTGGGGCGTGTGCTTATTGCGGCAAGCCGGGGCGCATGACCTTAGAGCACATCGTTCCCTTAGTGAGTGGCGGCCGAACCGAGAAAGGGAATATCATTCCGGCCTGTTTGCCGTGTAATGCGTCGAAGCAGGAACGGCCGTTCGAGGAATTCTGTCGAGAGCGAGGAGTCGATCCCGACCAGATTCTCAACGGCCTGCCCAACTAAAGCAGGGAGAGAGGAGAACTCAGATGGCCGAAGTAACGCGAGTAGATAAAGAGTTTCCACGGGTTCCCGCCGACGCGGCACCCACCAAGAGAGGATTGCGCAGCGGCGGGCCCTCGATGAATGTTCCGGGCGACGGCGGCGTGCGCAAGGCCAAAGGTACGCTACCGGGAAATCGCGCAGGTCGTTCGGCGGTGGACTATGCCGATGCGATGTCATCGGTGGGCGGGCCCGCTGACTCGGGCGACGGAAAGCGCGTCGATAACAAGTGACCGGCGGTTAGCCCAATGCCCACGGTGAGAAAAATCGTTACGGCGAAGCGACCAAGCAAGCAGGTCAAACATCCGGTGCAACCCGGCACCTATTGGCCCGGCCAAGAGATTCGGGAGCAAAAGCAGACCGATACGGTCAAGGCCCTTTATTCCCGAACCGGGGCGACGGTCGAGCGCGAAACGATTCCCGGAATCGGTGTCGTGCGCGAGGTAGATGCCGACGATCGCTATGTTCCGGGATGGGACAGGCTGCCCGGCGCCTCAGCCGCCGCAGAACGGGTTGCGGAGCGCCGCGAGGACGGCCAGAGAAAGACACCGATCGGCGGGCCAGGCTTGATCAGGAGATAAATTTAGATGCCGACAGCACCGACGCCCCTGCAGGGCAATCCCAATGTGTTCGATGGGCGTCAACCGACGCTGATCCCGAACTTCGATCCTGTCTTCTACGAAAACGGCGCTTTGCAGTCCGAGAGCCCGCGCCAGATGAAAACCCTGCATCCGACGTCCGGTGCGACGACGTGCATGGTGCCGACCAACAATTTTACCTACGTCAGCCACCCCGGCGGCGCCGCTGCGGCGGGCATCATTGTCTCGTATTATTACGGCAGAACCTACGAGATCTCGACCTCGCTCTATAACGAGATGGTGACTGCGGGAATGCCGGTATCGGCATAGTAGAAGAGAAGATCGCGTTCGACAGGGAGAGAGAAACCAGATGGCGGAATTACCTGAACTAGCGGATGCGTCGCCGCCTTACCGGGCGGTGAAGCCGGTAGTTGCAAAGGCAGGGGCGGGAGCGACGGCCAACCCGGCCGAGGAAAAACTCTCCCTGCGGCGGGGTGAAACGGAGTCCGCCCCTGCCGGCGCACACTCTGAAGAAAAGCCGGAACAGCTCCCCGTTCATAAGGCGCTGTCGAGCTTCAACGTGATGATAGGCCCGCAGATGCGAAGTTTCGAGATGGGCGAGACCATCGTTGAGCAGGGCACCATCAGGACGCTCCTCGACCTCGGCTGCCCCATCGGACAGGCTCGCGACATGCTCCGGCATCGTTGCGGATCGTGTGGATCTATGGCTGCGATAAGCCCGACCAAGAGCGAATTGCGATCCGTCGCGGAAGCGATGGGTCTGGAGCTAATCGGATAGGTGCTGACCGGACAACAAAAGGTCACGATACGCCGGCAGCTTCGGTATCCGGCGATCGGCGTCTCGCGTACTTCGGTTGGCGGCCAATCGTTAGCCAGTGGTGGGCAGGGCTTCCGCTACTTTCAGGCGTACGGCCGGCTCGAGTACATCCTGAACAATCTTCAGCCGTATGAAGAAGCGCAGATCATCGGATCTGCCGTAGGGTCGATCTCGATTCTCGGTCTGACAGCGGTCGGCGATACTGTCTCGGTCACTCTGTCGGGCGCAGGACTGGTGAGCCCAGTCACACTGACCGTAACCGCTGTCCTCGGCGATAATCCGGTCAGCCTCTCGAATAAGTTGGCGGCCTTGGCTCTTCAGAATCCCGCGCTCATCAGTGCAGGCTTCATGGCGGTGACTCCATACGGAACGGGACCTTTCGCGCAGAACGCTGTCCCTCTGCCGGAAGTGGCGTTCTTCAATCCCAAGCCTTTCACCATCGCGGCGGCAGCCACGGGACAAACCGGGTCGGCTGTCACCACAGATGGCAGCCCGGTTACGGATCCGATAGCGATAGTTGACGATTCGACGAGCCCCGTGACGACGCTAACCGGCTTCATTCCAATTCTGATCTACCTCGAGGGCGCGATCGCGGGCACGACGCAGAATCTCGATACTTCGAAAGCGGACGTGTGGACCGCGCGCACCGATGAGCCCGAGATGCGGATCAAGCTCTATAATTACTGGCGTCGAGCGTTGGCGCGGCATCTCGAGGTTCCGCTGTGGGAAGACTTTAACGATTACGGCGGCGGCGTGCCGACGATGGCTACAATCTGATGTCCCACTTCAACCACATCGAAAGGCAAATTGATCGTGGTAGAGGCAAGGCCGCGAAGCATCTCGGTCCGCCCTTCGACGTTTATCGCATCCAAGCCAATGCGGCGCTGAACTATCTCGACGCGGCGAACAAAATCAGAAGCAACTTTCCGGTCTTCCGCCGAGTGCTGAAGGGCCTCGAACACAAGGAAGGCCCGGATATGGGATCGCTGTTTTTCGAAATGATCGCCGACATGAGCAACTTCGTGACCGGCGATGTTTTCGTTGAACGCGACCCGTTCTATGGAACCAGCGGGTATCCTACCGCGGGTGACATCACTCCTTTCCCGACTCCGCAGTTCAACGGGATCTGCCTGGCGTTTCATGCGCCTATTCGAAAGAACATCGGCGCGCGCGTGAACCGACTCGGCATCGTATTCCGTCCGACGGGCGCTCCGGACGCGAATGGCTACTGGTCGCCGGATATCAACTCCGCGCAGCCTCTCCTGCTGTCGAATGGCAGTTGGGCTCTCGCGGCGCCGGGCGCGGCCAACGCGCTGATACCGATGGGCGTCTCAGCCAACGAGCGCTTCCATGGGGAACTCATCCATGGATTGCCGTCGTCGACGCCGCTCACGCGCTGGTTCATATTCGTACCGGCGCTGAAGGGGTTTCAGTTTCTTGAGGGGGACATCATCGCAAGTCTCGACGCGGACGCGCCGGTAGAGGACTATGCTGACATTCTCCAAAACGGCTCCCGGTACATCGTGATTCATCCGTTCGGTCAGGAGTCCGGGTTGGTCGGTAACCAGTTGGTATGTGAGCGCATAGGGCAGAACTGATGGCGAAGCTTAGAAAAGACGAAGTAGGCCAAGGGCGGGCGTTCTACGTTTTTTATTGCCCCGGCTGTGGGAACTGCCACTCGTTCGAAGTGCCGCGTTGGACCTTCAGCGGTTCGATGGACAAGCCGACCTTCACGCCGTCCCTGCTCTGCAATCAGAGCGATCCGGCAAGCCGATGTCATCTTTTTGTGACAGACGGGAAAATTAAATATCAGCCTGATTGTCACCACAAGTTCGCTGGTCAAACAGTCGATATGGTCGAGTTGGAAGATTTGGCAGATGGACGTTGATGAGGTCATGACGCTGCTAACCACCGAATTGCAAAGAGCGATCGGTGCTCTGTCGCCTGCATTCACGGCGCCTATCGTGTTTGGCGAGGGCTATCCCACGGAGTCGTTCCTGCTACAGCAGGTCGCTTCCAAGGGTAGTGTCTCCATCACGATCTTTGATCGCAGGCCAGCGGCGAACGTGACGCGCTGGATGCCGTTCGTCGCAGTCGAGAAGCCGCATTCCACGGGGGTCACGGTCGAACTCAGCGGCAGCCCGCTTGCCGTCGATGGCGAGCAAACCATCACGCTCAGCGGCGTCGTCAATCAGAACGATGCCGTCGCGTTGACCGCGTTCCTTCGCGGCGGCCCGTCTGTCAATGGCGGTGTGAGCGCGATCGCGGGACCGCAGGATACGCCGGCGACCCTTGCCGCGAAGCTCGCGGCGGCCATCAATGCAGACTCGTTCCTGCCGGAGTGGATGACGGCCAACGCCACCGGCGCGGTTGTCACGCTTGAAGGGACCGGCGCGCAGCCGATTCAGCTTGCGGTCGCGGTCGGAAACATCCGGTTCCAAAAAGTCGAGAACGCGCGGTTTCTGCGCGAGCTGCAGATCATCGTCTACACGAACAGCAGTGCCGCTCGCATGATCCTCGGGAAAGCCATCATGGGCGACCTCGCCCAGCTCTATGCGAACTTCGGTTTGCAGGACGATGACGGCGAGTGGGTGCGTGTCATTCCGTTCGGAGATGTGCTGAACGATCAGGACGCAGGACGCGCTCTCTATCGCCGCGACATCCTGCTCAACGCCGAATACGGAATCACCGCCGAGCAAATTGCGTACGACATTCTATCGCCGCGGCCAAATCTCACCGTGGAACAAGGAGCGTAAGGCGCGATGGGTCAGATCATTGTTAATGGTGGGAGCTTCAACGCGGCTGGTCTGCAGGCCGACGATCTCTACATTCAGATTATTCCGCCGCCTGCGTCGGTTGTGGGCGTGCCGGTCGACGTCGTCGGAGTAGTGGGAACCGCGTCGTGGGGACCGCTCAACGCGCCGACGTTACTCGGGACTCCGGGCGACGGTGCTCGAAACTTCGGACCCATCCCGGTCTGGGGCAGCGGAACGATCGACCTGCACGATTTGGCGACTGAAATCGTGATGCTCTTCCAGCAGGCGCCATCCCAGGCGCAGCTCCAAGTTTGGGCCTCGCGTATCAGCGATGGTACTGACGCCCCGGCATTCGGATCAGTCATGGACGGCGAGGGTACTCCGGTGGCCGGCGGCGTTGTCGAGGCGCTCTACAGCGGTATCGCAGGCGACCAACTCTCGTTGACGATCTCTCCGGGAGCCTTGGCCAATACCTTCAACGTCGTTATCGGCGGTTTCCCCGGCGTGCCGGCGGAGCTGTTCCCGAACATCCCGAACTCAGCGGGAAGCTTTTGGCAGAACCTCGCGAATGCGCTCGCGCTGGGCCAGTCCGGTATCCGGCCGCCTTCTCAATTCGCGCGCTTCATTCCAGGAACGCCGACGGAGGTTCCCACGGAGGCGCCCACCCTTTCGCCGGCGCCAGACGGAACGCATACGCAGTTCACCTTCACTCTCGCGAATGGTCCCGTGCAGCAGGGAACTCTCATTCTGACCGATAGTCACGGAGTGATCTTCGCTGACTCTGAGGGCAACGGCACGCTACAGGGCGTCGGCGGGACCGGAACTGTCAACTATGTGACCAAGCAAGTCGCGCTGACCTACTCGGTCGCTCCGATAACCGCTACCACGATGGCGGCGGATTACGACTACATGGTGGCCAATACCCACGCTCCGGTGGCCGGCTCGACGCCTCTCGCAAACGGCGCCGACGGGCGCGCCGGTGTGAACACGGCCGCTTTGCTCGGCAGCGACGCATCGCTTCCGAAAACTGGTCTGTATGCGTTGCGCAGCCTCAATCCCGCGCCAAGCATGGCTTACCTCGCCGGCATGACGGATGGGACGATCGTCTCGAATCTTCAGGGCTTCGCCGACAGCGAGGGCGTTGCGATGGCGTTCGCCTTCCCGACCGGAACCTCGAGCCAAGCGGCGGTCACCGCGAAGCAGGGCTACGGCATCCTCGACTTCGAGATGCTTTGGTTGAAGGACTGGATCTATTGGTACGACCCGGTGAACCAGCAGGTCCGGCTCGTGCCGCCCTATTCCACGATTCTCGGCCGCACCGCGACTCTGCCGCCACACGTCTCGCCCGGAAACAAGGAAGTCTTCGGGATTATCGGGACCGAGCGGAACAGTCCGTACAGCGGGAACATTCCTTATTCGAACGCTGAGATTGGGCTCCTAGAGTCGGCCGGCATCCTGTTCGTAACGAACCCCATTCCGGCGGGACAAAAGTGGGGCATCCGTCATGGGCAGAACGGAAATCCCGTGCCGCCGGCTGATGACGTTGCGTACACCCGGATGACGAATATGCTGGAGCAGTTGATGAACCGCATCCTTGGCCAGTTCGTCGATCAGCCGCAGAGTCAATCGCCGAAGGATCCTACCCGCGATGCGATGAAGACGATTTCGAATGCCGAGCTCCAGTCCCTCCAAGACCTCGGGATGATCGATACGCAGGATATGAATGGAGGACCTGGCTACCTGGTCGTCTGCGATCTGACGAACAATACGCCGGCCCAGATCGCCGCGCGCTACTCTTCCATCGCCTGGAGAGTGGTTTACCTGAGTAACATCCGATTCCTGATCGGTTCGCTTCAGGGCGGTACGACGGTGGTCACGCAGGGTAACAGCCAGTCGCAAGCGCTGGCGGGACAGGGACTCTCGGTCTAGGAGAACAAACGTGGGATTCCAACTTAACGGTTACAACCTGGGCACGGACGTTTCGATGACGCTGCAGCACGTCGAGAGTGGCGTCGTGCTGCCGGCGGCGTTGCTGGGCCACCTGATGGAATTCCAGTTCGATCAGGAAGACCAAGTCATTCGCGTCGTGCCGATTACGAACGGCGGAAAGCCGCTGTACAACGTGGTCTACATGGGTTGGCGCGGGCACGCGATGTTCACCCGAGTCAACGGCGCCCTGACCGCGATCTTGGCGGCGACCGAGAAAGATTACTTCGACAACGGCCACCTCAATCACTTCAACATGCTGGCCACCGTGCTGAATCGCGACTCGACGGTGGATCAGTATATGTTCACCGCCGGTGTTCTGAGTCGGCATCAGGGCGGCAACTTCCGCGCGGACAAGGAAGTCGATCAGCGGATCGAGTTTAATTTCCAGCGGATGGCGCTGACGGCCGGGTACGCGGCGCTGCTTCCGATCGCGGCGGGATAAGAATGGCATAACTAAGCCTTAATTAAGGCATACTTACGACAGGGAGAGAGACACATGCCTGAAGAGACCAAACCGCCAGAGGAAGCATCTGGACCCGGACCTATCCGGCGCCAAGTGCGCGAGGTAGATCCCGCGCGCGCGTCGAGGCAGCCGAACTTCCAGGACGCACAAGCCCAATCGGACGCTGTCGCCGATACGTTGCGCAAGGCAGCCGGAGGCGGGTTCGAACGCCCCGACTCACAGAACGGCGCGGCTTTCATTCCGAACGCAACAGGGGAGCGACCGTTTGTGCAGCTCCAACTTCCCGACGGTCGGACGTTGACCCTAGCCCAACCCGAGGTCGCCGTCGGCTTCATCCTCGGTCGAATTCTCGGACCCCAAGAGTCGAGCAACCCACTCTCAGTTGGCTATGCGAAGGCCCTCATGTACGTCGCCGAGATCGATGGGCAGCCGGTCAGACGCCCGACCAATATGGCCGAGTTGCAGAATCTCTCGAACGTGATAGGTGATCGCAACCTAGATCTTGTATCGATGGAGTTCGCTCGATACTGGCCGCAGATGACCGAACTCACGGTCCTAAAAAAAAATGGGGTCGTCGGATGACGTCCGCGAGATCGTGGCGGCGGTTAAGCACGGCCTCAGTTATTACGATGCCGTGAGGATGCATCCCAGTGAACGGCAGGCATTTCTTTACGTGGCAGCGGAGATGGACGGGATGCGTGTCAACTGGGAAACCGGCGAAATCAGCGAGCCGCCGCAGCCGGGACGAGATCCGCGCGTGGCTGGGCGGGAGTAGGCGATGCGCGACTTCGATAGTTTTGAAGCCTTCGGCGCGTTCTGGGAATTTGCGGTCATACCCGGCTACTTGCTCGCCATGCACGCGGCGCTCGATGAATGCGGCGCCGCCGTCAAAGAACGCATCCAAGAGAAGATAGGCGTCTCCCAAGGTCCGAGCCACGGCTACCCCGGCTGGGCTCCGCTCGCCGATACGACCCTGCATGGATGGGGACCGAACCCCGGAAAGATAGCTCTCGGTCAGACCGGGCGGCGCAGCGGCGAAGATCCGCTCATGGCAACCGGGAAATCGCGCGACGAAATCGAGTATGTCGTTCATCGCAACGATCTCGCGGTCACGATCGGCAGTAACAGCGACGGCCTTTTCTACGCGGAGTTCGGGACCGTGAACGAACCGCCGCGACCAACCTTTCGGCCAGCAGCAGAAGAGATCGTCGAAGAGGTCATGCTCGCGCGCATCGGCGAATTCGCCGTCGCGGGCATCACCGGCATAGGAATCAGAACGCTCTACACCTCGGCTCAACTGTCTAATTTCGGCACTGGTCGCGAATACGTGAATACTTCGCGCGCGAGCTTCCGCGGATTCGCGCGCGGGATGGGCATGAGGAGTCGATTTTAGATGGCTGGTTTCTCCGGATTTAAGGTCGGTATCTCGATTTTCCTGCTGGATCAGGCAAGTCGCGGGTTGATGGGAATCACCCGCTCGATCGCGAGCGCAACCGGGGCGAGCAGAGCTTTGCGCGCCGAGCTCGCCGGCATTCAGACTTCGATGCGGATCGGGATGGGTATGACCATGATCGGCGGCGCTGGACTTGGGCTGATCGGAAAGGCAGTCAAGGACGCTGCCGAATTCCAGATCAACATGGTGCGCGTCGCGAATATGTTCAAGCTCTCGACCGATCAGGCGCGCCTATTCAAAAACGAGCTATTCGAGATCTCGCACCGCACGATGTTCTCCGCGGAAAACATCCAAGACGTAGCGCTCGGCATGAAGAATGTCGGTATTAACTTCGAGAACATCAGCAAGTTGCTGCCGCAATTCAGCGCCGCTGCGGAAATCTTATTCAGAGTCAGCAAGGGCGGCGTGTCGCCGCAGCAAACCGGACAAGTCCTGGGCGAATTCGCGCATACCTTGGGGGTCTACGATCCGAAAGGGCTGGCGCGGCTGAGTAACGTGCTGGTCAACGCCGCGCAACTCATACCAGGAGGAGCGCAGGGACTCATCACACAGCTCGGCTATCTCCGTCCAGCGCAGCTTATGGGGATTCCTCCGGGTAATCTCACTCCGCAACAAACAGAGGAGTTCCAGGTCCGCGGCGGAATCAAAATGGTTGAACTGTCCGCGCTGGCGCAGCAGATCGTCGGCGGCAGAGGTTCGGGCGCCAGAGGTCCGGCTTCTGGCGCGGCGATGCTCAATTTCCTAATGGGTGCCGCTGGCGTAGGTACAACTCTGACGGGTTTTGGATTCATTCAGAATCAACTCGGTCGAGCAGCGCTCGGATTTCTCGATCCTGCGACCGGAAAATCCCCGGCGATGGCAAGCGGCGCCCTCGATATTTGGAAGGAGGTACAGACAGCACAGGCGGCATTCAATCAGGCCCGGACACTCCAAGGTCAGCAGCAGATGGTACGGCGAATGGTCCAGGAGATGAGTCATGCGCACATGACTCTCCGTCAGGTCACCACGATTATGAATGCGCCGATGATCAAGGGAGTGCTGGCAGGACAGGTGCAAAACCCCGGCGCGTTAGTAGATATGTTCGAGAAGTTCATCGGTGGGCAGACCGGGATGCGTTTTGCTGCGACAGTGTCCGCGCCCGGCACCGTCACTGCGATGCAGAATCTCGTCAAGTCCATCGAGGGCGGCGCCAGCATCGCCGAGCAGCAGCAGAAGTTTCTCGACACCCTGCCCGGTCGTTGGGCCCAGCTCACGACCGATATTCACAATGTATCGATCGAGATCGGGACAACGCTGCTACCCATCCTTACGCGGTGGGTGGTGAGCATCGACAGCGTCGTCGAAAAGTTTCGGATTTGGATCGAGGCGCATCCGGTTGCTACGAAGCGGCTAACAGAGTTGGCGGCCGCCATCTCCGGACTTACACTCGCCGGCGGAGTAGCGATTTCCCTTTTGGCAGTTGGCCGTGCGCTCCGGATCATAGCGGGGATAGGAGGTTTCGGGTCGATCGCTGGCGCGATCGTAACGGCGCTTACAGGACCAACGGCTCTCATAATCGGTGGCGCAATCGCGGCGGGGTTCATCGCCTGGATGATAACCAAGTGGACCGGTCTAGGAGGTCCCGACGATCCGCTTGCTAAGCTGCATCGTGACGCCGAGAAGGATCGTCCGAAGACGATGAGTGAATGGTGGCGCCGTATGGTTGGGCCATCGACGCCTATTCCCGGTGCCTTCAAAGACAGCCCTGAATACGAAGAGTGGCGGAAGCGAATTCATCCGTTTGGCACACCGGCGCCGGTGCCAGCGCATAAGAGTCCGTCGGCATATTTCGGTCGGCCGTTCGGTGGCGGCATCGAGCCCGCGATGGCAACAGGTGGCGTCACGATCGCACCTGGCGCGATCCATATCGAAGTTCACGGCGACATCGCCGGCGACTCGACGATCGAGAAGCTCCGGCGCGAGCTGCACGCGGCGCTGCTCTCGTTCGGCAGCGGCGGGGGCGTTACCGAATCTACATTCGCTCATGGAGCGGCGTCGATCTAAATGGGCGCGATACCCATACTGACGAACTTAGGGACGGCCGTCATCGGAAATGCGGCGCGCCTTCTTTTCGGTGGACCCCAACCGCTCGACTTCTTCATCGGGACGTCGACCGCCAACCCCGAGATCGTATTCGGCGACGGGAGCAATCTCCGCGGCAACGTCGGGATGGAGATCCCGGAAGAGTTCGATGGTTTGGGAGGCACCCAGATGTTCGCCGGCCACGACTTCCCCGGCGGTGTCAGGACACTCCAGCAGATGGGGGCCTTTCCCGAGACGCTCAAGTGGAAGGGGACCCTGATAGGCGGTCAGGCTTTCGCGCGCGCGGCATCCATGGACCGTCTACGCATCAATGCCGCTGGAACTTTGCTCTTCCTCAACTATGGTCCGTGGCAGTGGCAGGGCTTACTGATTCGATTCAAAGGCCGGGTGCGCCATCAATGGTTGATCGAATACGAGGCCGAATTCGAACCGTTCATCGACCTGACGAACACCAACCAAGTGATTGCCGCCCAGGGCTCTCAGAGCTTGCTCACCGAACTGATGAACAGTCTGAGCACGTTCGTCGGCAACACGACCGGACTCTCGGCTGACGTACTCAGCGAGATCAGCTTAGTAATCGCGTCGATTGGTTCCGCTGGATTGGCAGCAGATCCATCGTTGGTATCGAATGCGATCGACGCTGTGACGGGATCTGATAGCGCCGTGTTCGCACAAGCGAAGAGTCCTAACCCGGCGGATGCCGCGCTGGTCGGAGACGTGCTTTCTAAACTCCTGCTCCTGGCGCAACTCTACCCGGTGGCCCCGCCGATCAAGACTCAAATCAATCGCATCAATCCGAATCTGCCGGCGTTGGCGGCCGAGCAGCTCGGCGATCAGAAGCAATGGCCAGCGATCGCAGCGGCGAATGGTCTTTTGGAGACGATGCCGAAGGGAGTCTTCTTACATCTCAACATTCCCGTAGCGGTGACATCCAGTGGCTAAAATCGTTCCACAGGTTGTGATCGCGGGGAGGACGATCCCGGTATCCAGTTTTCGAACTCAGCGCGGAAGCTATGGGGCAATCGGGACCTGTGTGTTCACAACCGACGTGGAGCAATTGAAGACGAACAGCCTCAATATACTCAAGGCGAATCAGGCGGCGATCGGAGGCCAACTCGGCGCCAGTTTGCCTATCGCAATATCGATCAGCACGGATGGGGGCAATAACTTCACCAAGCTCTGGACCGGCGATATGGACGATGCCGATTTCGACTTCCAGGGAGACACCGTCACGATCCGTGGCCGAGATCATGCCGCGCGGCTTTTCGACGATCGCGTCGTGCTCAAGGCGGACGAATATCAGAACAAGCGTCCGTACGAAATTGCGATCAAGTTGGCTGGCGACTACGGTCTCACTCCAAAAGTAACGGTCGATAGGACCCAGCCATTGGCGGGCGACCTCTATAAGATCGACGCGGTGAGCCTACCTCTGCCACGGCCAAAGTGGGACTTGTTGGTTTTCCTTGCCCGGTCAGTAGGATGGGAAGTCTTCGCCGGACTCGATAACGATCTGTTCTTCGGTCCTGCGGTCCCCGGCAAGCCGCACAAATTTACTTGGAAGATGAATGACCCTAGCGCGGGTATCCCCGTGATGAATCTTCACATGGAGTACCAGCCGCGGCGGAACATGACCTTTCAGATCCTGGTGATGAGTCAGCACGCCGCGACCGAAGAAGTCTACTCAGAACGAATCATGGTAATTAATCAGGAGATCACCATTGACACTGTTCGCAAGGTGAAGGCCGGGGTCTACAAGGGATCTGCCGCACAGCGGTTGCGATCCGCGATCTCGAGCAAGCTCGACGGACGGCCACTCTACATTTTTTATCCACAAGGCAAGACGCTCCAGCAGGTCCAGGGGCTTGCCGAACGCATCTATTACGACATTGCGCGCAAGCTGTTCGTCGCGTCGGGCGAGGTCGATGGCTTGGTGACTCTGAATCTTCAGGACTCGATTCAGCTTGTCGAGGCGAACGCCGGAGATCTCCAAGGCTTCGCGGGGCAGCAGCTTTCGCTGGTCAGTGTTGCGCATCGCTTCCAGATGGCGCCGCGTGGTAAGAACGAGGCGGGATTCGTAACCGATTGGAAGGCGCATTTTCTGCCCGCGAGTCCGAGTTCGGGGACCGAGGACCCAATCCTCGTAACCGGGGGCGAGTCATAGGGTTATGCTTGAGCGTTTGACAGTACGCGGCGTTGAGCTTGCATCTGCGATCGGGGTGTCGACCGTAACGACGAGCGCGGTTGCGGTTGCGCATCTGATGGATTGGAATGTTTTTCTAACCGGCATTGTTACCGCGATTATCACTGCTTCGATTTCAGGAGCTGCACTTATCATCGTTACGGTCTACATTCGCCGCGGCCAAGAGGCGATAACAAGAAGTCAGGAATCGCTGCATATTCTTGTCGATGGGCAGCAGACCAAACTCAACGAACTGATTCGCGCGGCGGTTAAAGAGGCGGCAGAGACGACGGCGGAAAACGTTCGGCTTAGAGACGCTGCCGAGCGTGAGGCGAGGGCTGCAGCCGATATTCGTATGAGGTTAATGGAGACCAACGCCGAGAGGGTCACTGCCGAGCGTAAGCTCGGTGAGGCCAACGTCAAAACCGCGCTTGCCGAAGGCGAGCACAAGGGCGTCGTAGCTGAACTGACTCGCAAGGCTGAAGATCCAGTGACGAACGCCAAAGTTGATGAGCCAACTGCGGGTAGCACGGAAGATAAGAAATGAGTTTCCAAAGCTACGATGAACTCCTGCACCTCATCGTGCACGCCGCCGCGCGCCAGCAGGGCGACAAGCGGATGACCTTCTACGGTCACATCGTTGCTTATGACGCGAAGAACCATTGCGTCAAAGTCCAGATCCCGACGCTCGCGGTCGACGAAAGCTCGCCGGGGGTCGTTACCGGATGGATACCCCTCGGCAGCCATATGGTCGGAAACGACTGG